AAAACTGGGGAGGCTGTTGGATACGCTGACAGCCTCCCCTTGAACCGAAAAACAATTTTATGGCCGTCCAAGCAGACATTTCCACAGAGTACAGCATGGGCCGAGAGGGCTTCGCGCTGGTGACTACAACCGCCGCTCAGACCGGCAACTGGGCTGGCTTGATTCCTACCGAGCCGACGGTGTTCACTTCCATTACGGGATTTGGAATATCCGGCACTTGGACATCCAAGACAATTCCGGCTGGCTTCCCGCTGGTTGGTAACATCACCGGCTTTCAAATCTCATCCGGTAGCGTTGTGGCTTTCCTCGCTCGCAGCTAATGATCTCAATCGGCATAGCACTCAATCGGTTGTTTGCCGGTCAAGCCGGTGGCACTGATGCGCCTGTGCTGCGTCGAGACGTTCTGCAAGAGGACGAGTTCTTTGTGCTGCAAGAAGACGGCACCGGAAAAATCGTCATCACCTTTGGCACTTTCGATTCTCTGTTGCGAGAAGACGCTGGTTTTCTGCAACAGGAAGACCTCTTTAAACTCGCAATCCAATCCAACTGACCTATGGCAGACTCTAAAATTACAGCACTAACGGCACTGACTGCTGCCGATCCAGTCAACGATATGTTTCCGGTGGTCGATGTATCCGATACGTCGATGGCCGCATCTGGTACGACCAAACGTATCAGTGCAAACAACATCCTCTCATCCTCGCCAACCGCGAGTGGAGCACTGACTGTCACCGGACTAGTTACCGCTGGCTCCGCCACCATCACTGGCGATCTGACGGTGGATACCTCGACGCTGAAGGTGGATTCGACGAACAATCGGGTGGGTATTCTGACCGCTACTCCCGGTGCGCCGCTTGATATTCTTGCAAACAATCTGGCTGACGCGATTTTGATTCGCGGAAACGACAATGCGAACGTAAGAATTCGTATGGTCAACAGCGGTGCCGGTGGTGAGGAGTTTGCGTTGTCTGCTGGAATTCCCAGTGCTTCAAACAGTTCATTTGTTATTCGGTCAGTGACTGCGGCAAGTAACCGATACATCATCAATCAGACTGGCGAACACGCATGGGCCACCAACGCTGGCACCGCCATGACCCTCAACTCTACGGGGTTGGGGATTGGTGTGAGTCCCGGAAGTGCTATCGGAAATCTTCAAGTTGGAGGTTCTGCTAATGCCAACCTGTACACTCAACAGGGGACTGATACGGTCAGAATTGGTGTCCGCGCCTCTGGTCGAACTGGAATTCTTTTTGATTCATCTAATGCTACATACACAAACCGTGCTTGGTATTTAGATAATGTCGGATCGTCTGGTTCGTTGATAATTGGCCGTCAGGGTCTTGATGTTATTACTTTTGATAACGTCGGCAATGTTGGCGTGGGGGTTAGCACGTTTGGAACCTCTGCCGCTAAGGTACTCGGTCTTGCAAACGCTACTGCTCCAAGCACTTCTCCTGCTGGCATGGGTCAACTCTACGTCGAATCCGGTGCGCTGAAGTTCCGTGGAAGCTCTGGCACCATCACCACAATCGCAGCCGCCTAATTTAAACCACCATGATTACCCTCTCTTGGATCATCGAACGCCTTCTCGTTAAACCCATCGAAGGCAGCAATCCCGATGTCGTGATTACCGCCGACTGGCGTTGCAACGGCACTCAGGATCAATACAGCGGCACCTGCTACGGCTCATGCTCGTTCCAACCGCCGTCTGGTAGTTTCACGCCATATCCCGACCTCACGCAGGAACAGGTGCTTGGTTGGTGCTACAGCAACGGAGTCGATCAAGTGGCTATTGAGGCGAACGTGACGCAGCAGATCAACGACCAGATCAATCCTCCTGTGGTGACGCTGCCGTTGCCGTGGGTGCCGGTGCCGCCTCCGGTTAAGGTTGCGGAGCCTGTTGTTATCGCTGACGCTCCCTCCGCATGATCAATATCGAACTCACCCAGGAGCAGGCCAATAGCCTCCTCCAACTCATCGACATTGCGGTTAAGGCTGGTGGCGTTGCTAACGCCCGTGCAGCCCTTCCGCTTGTGGACCTCATAGTCTCATCCGCACAGCCTAAATCCGAGTAATGGAACCAACGAACAGCAGCACCAGCCCTGGACTCAGCCTAGCAGCAGCGGCAGGTGCCACCGCTGTTTCGTTTATTCCAGCCCTCACTGACTGGGTTCGCCTTATCACCGCGCTCATTGGCTTAGCCTGCGCCATCTACGGAGCCTATAGGCTGTTCAAATCCAAATGAAAAACACGAAAACAACTCTCGCTGGTGTTGGTGCTATTCTGGTCGCTGTTGGTGGGGCTCTCAAGGCCCTGTTCGACGGTGACCCGACAACCAACCTCGACCTGACTACCACTATCGCCGCGGTCACCGCTGGTATCGGCCTGATCTGGGCCAAGGATGCCAAGGAAGCCGAAGTAACTAAGTCGTGAATTGGGTCTACCAGATCCTCAAGGCTCTGCTCGACTGGTTCCGCGAAACACCACCTACCGATGTTCAACACGGCCAAGCACCTCAACCCCTCAAGGATAATCTGGCTGCTCGTGTTGCCGATCTGCCTGGGTTGCCAGATGACCAGGGTGATCCTGGTGCCAAGCGGTGATCCTGTGATGCTGGCCAAGCCGGTGAAGGCCAGCGTCTATGCTTTCGATGCCGACAAGAAGCTGGTCGGGCCATCCCGGGTAACCCTCCCGGCCGGCTGGTACGTCCTACCCAAGAAATAAAACTATGGCCCAGCAAACGATCAACATCGGCACCATCGCCAACGACAACACCGGGGACACCCTCCGCGGCGCCGGCGAGAAGATAAACGACAACTTTACCGAGCTGTATGCCGCCCTGCCGTTGGTCACACCGACGACCTGGGTGCCGACCCTCATCGACTCCGGCGGTGGCCGCACCTTCGCCATCACCACCAACACCGCCCGACACACCACCATCGGATGTGTGACCACCTTCACCGCGGACGTCACCGTCAACTCGGTGACCGGATCCGCCACTGGTAACCTCCGGTTGTCGCTGCCCGATGCCGTGACCTACGAGGCCGCCGCCGCGGTGTGGCTGACTAACGGCACCAACCAGGCCAAGACCGCCATCATCGCCAGGCTAATCGCCGGCACCAGCTACCTCGAGCTGTCGCACTTTGAGACCGGAGCCGCCGATAGCCTAGCCGCCCATCTCCAGGCCACCAGCCGCCTAATAGTCTCTGGCACTTACTTTACAACCTGATGACCACCATCGGCTCGAGTCTCCAGCAGGGCATGGCGGTGCTCCAGCAAATGCTGGGGGCGCCGATGTTCATCTGGCAGGGGACGTCGATCCGGTGCATCCCGGCAGCGGTCAACGACGCCAACGTGCCCATCTCCGGTGGGTTCCAAGACAACGTGACATCGAGGATCCTGGTCATGTTCTCCGACTGGAAGACCTGCGACAGCACCCTGGTCTCAATGGATTCGACACTCTACACGCTCGACCAGGGGACGACCTTCTCTAGGCTACTCAAGGAGGACGGCCTGTTCGTTCTCCAGGAGAACAGCGACCGCATCGCCTTAACCTTCTGCAAGCCTCGGCCGGTGGTCGGTAGGACTCTGGTCTATCAAGGCCGCACCCTCCGCATCCTGTCCTGCCGCGTGGATGCCTCCGGCGCCTACTACAACCTCGAGCTGGGGGCAAAGACCAAGTGAAATTCGGAGTTAACATGACGGTCGACAGCGGCAAGTTCGACCTTGCCATGAAGCAGTATCTGCTGACGACATCGCGCGATTTGCACAAGGCGATCAACAGCCGGTTCTTCTACCTGATGGTCCGGCTGTTTGTCCTGGTGCCGCCCAAGAGCCCGGGCCAGGAGCGCCGGAGGATCGCTGACTACCTTGGGACGCCGGTTGGTGACATCAACCGCAAGTCTAAGAAGACCGGCAAGCGGGTTGGAACCTCAAGAATTCTCAGGAGAGTCCACCTTATCGTTCAAGCAAAAGCCGCTAAAAACCCAACAGCAAACCTAAACGGAGGCCATGGTCTTTACGGAAAAAGAATGAAGGCGGCAGCCTCGGCGCTGATGAAGAGATCCATCGCATCGGTTGGATACCTCAGGTCCGCAGTGGTAAAATCCATCAGAATCTACAACCGAGGATTCACCCAATTTCAAAGTCCTAAATGGAAACCGCTTTCTAAACCTGCCAGCTACAGAGCGCCCAAGAAAACAAACAGCGCTTTAGTTGCAATGGCCAATGAATATGGTCTTCCTCAAGAGAATGTAAGCATCCACAAAGGCACCGTTGCACATGGATTCCAGGCGGTTCCTGGATTCAATCCCACCGCTTTCGTTTCGATGCGTACAGGTGTGGCAGACAACCAGTACAACCGAGTGGCGCAAATCTACAACGAGGCAATGCAGAAGGCCATGGACGACGAGACGACCGAGATGGTCAACCACATGACCGAGGCCCTCCTGGCCAACGGCAAGGTTCTCGAAGACAACGGAATCTCAATCAAATGAACGCCGTAGCCCTAAGAGCAGAGCTTGCAGTCGCTGACTATCTGGCGGCCGCCAACTGGTCGGCCTCCGGCGCCGGCACGCCCACCTGCCTCACGTCCTACAGCCGCGGCCTCTACGACGACCCAGACGACCAGGACGTCATGCCCAACTTCCCGCGCCTGGTTGTCTCGACCAATTCAGCCAGGCCAATGCAGCGCACCGATCTGACCTGTGAGATCGAGATCGCCGTCGAGCTACAGCTATCTGCCGACGACACCGACGAGGCTGCTGTGCTGACCACCGTCCAGGTGCTCGACAACCGGATCCTGCCGCTCTTCGACGACACCGGGGCCTCTGCTCTCAACGCGCCATCAAACGACCCCAGCGGCCCTTTTACGGCGCAATTCGCCGCACCTCTGGACTTTGGTGCATCCTCAATCTCTAATCGGTCCAGGACGTTCACCAGGACCTTCAC